TCAGATCCTTGCTGGTCTAGCTAAGGATGCATCCACTGCACGTCTAGTTAATGTTATCCCTGGTGATAAGCCACAGGACGCATACAAGGTAGTAGCTGAAGCTGCTAAGCCTAACTGTCCTGAATCTATTAGACCACACCTCGGAAGAAGTGAGGTCAAAAGAGTAGTGATGACTGTGCCTTACAATGCCAAGCCTTACTCCAATCGTCAGTACATACGTGATGCATTGAAGGAGAAAGGTATTGAGATTGATAAGGATGACTTGACAGCAACAGTCAAGGCAGTAAGAGAGTCTATGGATGTTATTGTCCCTGGTCCCATGGCTGTCATGGCATGGATTGAGAAGGAGGTAGCACACGCTATCAAATCAGGTAAGACACACCTTGAATGGGTTACACCATCAGGGTTTGTCGTACATCAAAAGCTTAACAAGAAGCTTGTTGAAACTATCAAGCTACAGTTGTTAGGTCGTTGTGAGATACAGGTCGCTACTGAAGATAGTGACAAGGTTGATCTCAACCATCACAAAAATGCAACAGCTCCTAATCTGATTCATTCCATTGACTCCGCCCTGTTACACAGGACAGCGATACGCTTTGACGCTCCTATTGCTCTTATCCACGACTCTGTTTTGTGTCGGGCAACTGATATGTCTACTCTCTCACAAATTGTGCGAGAAGAATACATGCATATATTTGCACACGACAACTATCTAGAAAACTGGGCAGCACAGATTGGTGCTGTCTCTGAACCTCCGATCATTGGTGATCTTGAACCATCATCAGTGATTGAATCCACTTATTTCTTTTGTTAATGTCTCGAAACATCATGAAGACTGCTGAGCCTGTCATCCTTGACGGGTACCAAGCAGTGCTGAAGCCAAGCAAGTTTGGTTATTCTTTGTCGGCTATTGTCGATGAGGCTATGGTCAATCAGCTTGAGGCTGATCGAACTGACTCACTCAAGTGGGCAGAATCTAAGCTGAAAAATCCTAAGCGTTCTACTCTCAAGCCTGAGCCTTGGGAAGAGGTAAGCGAAGGTAAGTTCAAGGTTAAGTTTAGCTGGGGAGAGGATGGTCCTAAGCCTCCTATCGTAGACACTGAAGGTACTCACATCACTGATGCAAGTGTACCTATTTACTCTGGGTCTAAGGTTAAGCTTGCTTTCTATCAGAAACCCTACATCTTACGTGATGGCGTCACTTACGGTACTTCTCTTAAACTGGTTGGTGTTCAGCTCATTGCTCTCACTACCGACGCTGGCGTTGATTCAGGTGACCTCAGTGTCACCGACGTTGCAGACCTATTCGGTACAACTGCTGGTTTTAAAACTAGTGCCCCAAATGTTACTCCCACCACATCTCAAGTAGATGATGAGGACTTCTAATGAAGTACCGCTCCAAGCTTGAGGAACGGATTGCAGATCTATTCAATGAGCTTGGAGTTTCATTTGAGTATGAGTCTACGAAAGTTCCATATCAAATTAGTTACAATTACTCGCCTGATTTTATTCTTCCTTGTGGTCGTATGCTTGAAGCCAAAGGCTACTGGGATGCAGAAGACAGGCGTAAGATTCTAGCTGTTAAGAAGTGCAACCCTGAGCTGGATATCAGAATGATATTCCAAACTCCATACAATACTATCAGCAAGAAATCTAAGACAACCTATGCCAAATGGTGCGATAAGCACAACATACCATGGACAACATTCCACGAGATTCCGATCGACTGGTTAGTGAGTTCATAATGCATGACTCGTGTGAGGAATGTGGATCTAGTGATGCTAAGTCTATCTACTCAGACGGTCATGCTTATTGCTTCTCATGTCACACATACTTTCCAACTGAAGGAGAATCTAAACCAATGACAGGTAAGGTTAGTCTTCAGGGTGAGGCACGTGCACTAAAGACACGTGGTCTATCCGAGAAGACATGCCAACGCTACAAGATATACAGAGATGGTGGATACCTACGACACTACTATCACTCCAAGGATGGAGTACTGTTAGGGTGCAAGGTTAAGACTAAAGACAAAGACTTTTGGTATGAAGGAGACACCGATGGATCTTTTTTCGGCCAGCATCTATGGCCTACTACAGGAAAACGAATCGTTATCACAGAAGGAGAACTTGATGCAGCAAGCTGCGCCGAGGTTCAACCCACGTGGCCTGCAGTTAGTCTCCCTTCGGGCGCTGCGTCAGCCAAGAAGTCTATTCAAAATAACCTCGAGTTGCTCCAAGGATACGAGACAATAGTCTTATTCTTTGACAACGATGAGGCAGGCAGGAAGGCTGCCAAAGAATGCGCTGACATCTTACCACCTGGTAAGTGTTCCATCGCTACTCTCACCGCTTACAAGGATGCCTCAGAGGCTTTACAAAACAATGACAGTTCCACACTCATTCGAGCTATATGGGATGCCAAACCATACAGACCAGACGGTATCGTCGAAGGAAGGTCATTACTCTCAGAGATCACACGACCTCAACCACCAAACGATTATGACTACGGGATCAACGGACTCGATAGGTTACTACACGGTATCAGATGTGGAGAGCTTGTCACAATTACTGCTGGATCTGGCACAGGAAAGTCCTCATTCTGCAGGCAGCTTGCAACTACACTTCTATCGAACGGACAACGAGTCGGTTATCTGGCTCTTGAAGAATCGAACAGGCGTACTGCTCTCGGTCTGATGAGCTGCGCTGAAGGTACATCCCTTCACATTGGTGAGCACACACCACAAGAACTCACTAGTATCTATGACAAAACTCTCAAGGATTGGAACCTATACCTGTTTGACGGCTTTGGATCTTATGACCCTGACGTTATTTACAACAGGATTGAATACCTTGCGGTTGGTCTTGATACCAAGGTTATCTTCCTTGATCACCTCAGCATCTTGTTGAGTGGTCTTGATGGAGATGAACGAAAGACTATTGACAAGACGATGACTCGCTTGCGTTCACTTGTTGAACGTACAGGTATTGCGTTGTTCCTTGTATCACACTTACGCCGAACACAATCGGATCAGAACCATGAGGAAGGAGCACGAGTTACACTGGGACAGCTTAGAGGAAGTGCTGCAATTGCGCAGCTTTCTGACGCAGTTATTGCATTGGAACGAGATCAACAAGACGGATCTGAACACGCTGATACAACTATTAGAGTCCTTAAAAATCGCTACTCAGGCGAGACAGGCATCGCTTGTAAAATTAAATTTGATCTGAACTCTTGTCGCTTTACTGAAAATGAAACTGAACCCGACTTCGATGCGGCGTGTGATTTCTAGTACTGACTTAGATCTACGCCGTCCTAACCCACCCACTGAAGCAGCTGTTAAGCGTGCACAATTCAGGGATAAGACATACGTTTGGAAAGCTAAGTAATGCACATCTTTGATATTGAAACCAACGGTCTACTACATGATGTCACCAAGATCCACTGTGTTGTCATCCATGATACAGATTCTAATGAGACCCTTGTCTTTAATGATGAAGGTACTACGGATCCAATCATCCGTGCTCTCACGCTACTGGATGGCGCTGATCAAATCATAGGCCACAATGTAATCAACTACGACATCCCAGTGATTAAGAAGCTTTACCCTTTCTTTGATCCACAAGGTGAAGTACTTGATACCCTACTACTCTCACGTCTCTATCATCCTGACATGATGGAGCTAGACAAGAAACATAACTGGAAGCACATGCCTCTGCAGTTATATGGTCGTCACTCTCTTGAGTCGTACGGCTATCGCCTTGGTGAGTATAAGGGAGAGTTCGGGAAGACCTCCGACTGGAAAGAATGGTCTCAAGAGATGCAGGACTACTGCATCCAAGATGTTATTGTCACCCAAAAACTATGCAATCATTTCAAGCAATACCTGAATGGGTCACGCTAGAACACCAGGTTGCTAAAATCCTCACAGCACAGGAGATTCATGGATGGTACTTTGATGTACAATCTGCAAGGGAACTTGAACTTGCTCTCAGAGAAGAGCTTTCAGCTCTTACTCAAGTACTTCAAGACAGGTACCCTTTCGTCCCAGGAGCAGAGTTTACTCCTAAGCGAAATAACAAACGTCAAGGGTATGTGGAAGGAGCTACCTTTCAGAGACTCAAAGACTTCAACCCAGCCTCACGAGACCATATAGCATGGATTCTAACGACATTCGATGGTTACAAGGACACGACTACTACGACTTCTGGGAAAACGAAGATCGACGAGACGACTTTGAAGAACCATGGAACTGGGCTTTCCCTACAGTTCTACAGGATCCTGGAGATTACGAAGAGTCTGGGGATGATATCCGAAGGCG